CGCAGCACCAGTGACATCGACAGCACCTCCAAACGCGCCCCTAAAGAAGGGATAAATATTTTGTTTGCGATCAACATTCAAAAAGAGACCAGATGTCGCATAAGATTCTCTTCTCCACAAATTGTAACGCTTAAGAATTTGACGAAATGACATAATACTCTCACCAGTAAATACCATATTCGTTAAAGCTGTATCTTGCATCGCAGGACCCAACTTATCAGAATTGGAATGTTGTGGGGCGGAGGGTTCTTCTGTGTCTTGACTCTCAGGTACAAGCGTTTCCATACCAGATTGAGGTTTAAACACAAAAGCTTGAAAATGATCATCGGGTACAAAAACTTCAAAATCATCACCCATCGAAACGAAAACGTTAATTTCAATATCATTGTTCACAGTGCTATTGGGAGTAGTAAGCTCATTCACAATATAAACTCCCAAAACACCATTGCCCTCTTCTGTAGAAGCATACGGAGTTGTTGAGTACATTTGTGTCACTGAATCAAGACCGGGTCGGTGATGATCCAGAAGGGTATCATTCTGTCCATTACCAATCTCAATAGTGAAATCTTGTGTATCTGCAATATCAATCACCTCCAAATAGTTCACATTGTACTCGTTTGATGCAAGAAAATTTGGATCATACACAAACTTCAAACGGCCTTTGTGAAAGGCTGAACAAACAATTTGAAATCGAAATCTCATAGTACCTGTCCAGTATTTGAAAGGCAAAGCTGCCATTGCACAAGCTGGAAAATGAAATGATTGTGGTGGTCCTGCATCTTCAGCCCAAGTAACAGGATCAAGTCGAGCATTCCATAACAAAGTCTCAGGAGCAGTCCCAATAGCCCATGTGAATTTAGTGAGATAGCTCTCACGCTTAGCTATCTCACGAATAGACATAGGATCATCGGGCCCAATACCCGCAATTCTAGGATCAACAGTTAACTCTTGTTTTTCATCAACAGTCAATTTAATGGCTGTATCAGGAGTGTTTGTTGTCGCTAATTGTGATGTGGGTGTAGGACGATAAGGATCAGGATTCTTGGTAACTGTTGGTCGGCAGTATCCAAGTGATTTGGCAGCTCCAGCAAGAGCTGTTGCAACTGATGAAGTCGCAAGAGCAAAAGGAGCTATCGCTGGAATCACGCTCATCGCATTAGACACCTTTGCAACTGCTGTTGCAGGACCAGAGACAATGCCCATCTTATTTGCTTGATCAACTTCAGATTCTTTACCTGATTGAGGTATGATAGTTGTAGGCTCAACAGTAGTGAGCACACTCAAACTTACATCCTCAGCCCAGGCAAATATAGAAATCGTGACAACATCATTAGCTCCATTGGCATGCTTCAATGAATTCAACGATTGTACGTAAACCCTACCCAACTCATCATAACTTGTGTTAGGTAAATTCACGTAGTTCCTATGAAAGAAAAATGGCAATGTCATTTCACCTCCAGTGGATGTCGTTGGATCAAGATAAACATGCGGCAATTGTGACGTCTGAACTAAATCAGCAGGCACAAGAGCCGAAAATGTACCAAAATCATCATGAGTATCCAAAGGATTATAAGCTACTATAGCTCGTCCATATTGGAAACCGTTCCCATTTATGATAACTTTCAAATGCAACTTACAACGAAGCAAATTAAAATTTGAAATACGATTGATGACACGAGTGTTGTTGAAATACAATGACCAAGGATCAAAATTGTACGCCAACGCAGTCGAAGTCGCCCACTCTTGTGTTGAAATCTTAATGGGTCGGGAAAAGAAATTACCCAAATCAGCATCATCAGAGTCTTGCAAAGTTCTTGTTGGATCGGTGCTAGCCAATACATCATAACTATAAGCAGGATTCTGATCCCTGAAATGAATATTTTGTTCTGTTCTCATAGATGGTGCCTTCTTAATGGAGGCATCTCCTGTAGTCTCATTACCAGATTGGGGAGCGAATCTCACCTTCTGGCACTGAATCTCCGATTCAGATTTTGTTGCATCTTTCTCACCAAGGCCACCTGTAAAAGTGGATTGCAGTTCTTGGTTAATAAATTGTGTGATTTGTTTACATGTGTTACCAATTCTTTATGTACAGATCATGGAACGAATTGATTCCATAAAACGGATTATTTACAATTGAGCAGGGTGAGCTCACTTCCGTTCCCCTTTAGGGACCCTTTTACATGCAAAGCCTATACACTCGTTAATAAAACAATCAAATGTTACGAACATACGGTATCCATATACATGCATCAATTTTGCTAACCATCAGTATTGAAACTGGGCTGGATTTAAACGTCTCCAGAGTGACGGTGAGCAACTTAATGCTCGGCGTCTTCGCCATAATTGTG